AATTCAGAGAAGCATCCATGATGTAAATATAATTATTCAAATTTTTAGCGGTGTCCAGAAAACTGGGTACATATCATTGGTATCCTGCAGCTTTTTTATCATTATGAGCTTCGAGAGTTGAGCAAGATAGGCTTCATCGGCACCGATGTCATTGCCTGAGAGGGATTTTATCTGCTTTTCTAGCTTGGCGATAGTGCCTTCAATGGCTGCCTTCTGCTCGAAGTATTCGGCTTCTGACATATCGCCATCATCAAACAGGTAGGCTCTTTTCAGGCGGCTGAGGGCACGTTCCTGCTTCTCTTTTTCCTTTTGGCTCTGCTCGACAAGCAGGGCGTTGGGATTATACTGGTTGGCCTGCTCAATGCCGTAGATGTGTTTGACGTGAGCACGTACAATCATATAAATCCTTTGCGCTTCTTCGATGCCGGTCGCGCCGGGGATTAGGTTGTCATTGAGCAGGTAGCTTACCAGCTGCTCAGCGCTGGCGAATTTAATGGCATTGGCGCAGGCTTCAATTATTCTGGCGATGAGCTTAAGTATCTGTGGCAGCAGTACGCGGTCGGAGGCGTAGCCGGAATGTTCTCCGGTACAAACAGCCGGCGCTTTCCAACGACCTGTACAGTAATAATAAGAGCTGTGGGTATGGTCGTGGATGCGGGTACGGTCCTTAGAGTTCATCGTGTAGCCACATTCAGCGCACTGCAGCAGGCCGCCAAAGATGTATTTGTCCTGGGCGCTGACAAGACTGCCGATGGGGGCCAGCCAGCTTCTGTTTTTGGAAAGCATCTCGTTACACCTGCGCCAGGTCTCTTCCGGTACAATGGCTTCATGCTGGCCGGTAACAACTACCCAATCATTTTCGGAGCGGTAAAAATCTTCGCGCCTGCCGGCATTGGGGTTTTGACGGTTATAGACATATTCACCCTTATAGAAATGGTTCTTTAGGATGCATCTTACCGTTGTATCGCTCCATAGAGTACCTTTGCGGCTTCTGTAACCGGCAGTGTTGAGAGCTGCAGCTACTTTTTTCAAAGCTTTCTCGCGCAAATACAGTTCAAAGATGGCTCGGACGATGGGAGCTTCAATTGGATCAGGAACCGGCCAGCTTTTACATTTCTTGCCGTTGGCATCTGTAGTGACAGGTCCAGGCATATAGCCAAACGGCACCCTGCCGCCGTTCCATTTATTTTCGTTCGCGCGGCCGAGCATGACTGCAGTTACACGTTCTGCAATGGTTTTGCGCTCCAATTCGGCGAAAATAAGTAAAATCTTAAGCATTGCTTCGCCGCCGGGGGATTGAGTATCGAAGGACTCATTCTTGCTGGCGAAGGCAACACCATAACATTTGAGTTCGTCATACAGCTCTAAGAAGTCCAGCAGGTTGCGGCTGATGCGGTCGAGCTTCCAGACGTAAAGGTGGCTGAATTCTCTGGCGCGGATGCGGTCCATCATAGAGCGGAAGGCAGGGCGGTTGAGGTTCTTGCCGGAAAAACCGGCATCACAAAATACTTCAATGTCCTTGATGCCGTTAAGGTCTGCGAGCTTGCGCAGGTCGCTTTCCTGCAGCGGCAGACTGTCTTTATCTGCCTGCATGTCGGTGGAGACGCGGATATACAGAGCAGCTTTTGGGTTTTGGGGTATAGTAATAGCGTGTTTAGCCATAATACACGGCTCCTTTCAATAGCTATGATTGTAAGAGCCGCGTATAATATGTTATAATATTATATCAGCTCTTATTGGTATGGGGTTGATGACGTTGAGCGTGTTGGTAGCACGTTCTTGCAGGTCCCTCGGTGTTGGTAGCACCGGGGGATTTTCTTATTTATAAAAGTATTGCTATTGGCAAAAAAATACGTAAATTACTTACTTTTTACTTTACGTTACGTAAATTACGTAGTATAATATAGATGTGGAAAACGAATAGAGGTGACATAATGAAAAGGCGAGATTTAGTGAAGCTTCTGCTGCAGGCAGGATACCAATTAGAACGTGATGATGGCGACCACACGATTTATAAAAAGCCAGGCAGTCGCGCCGTGCAGGTTCCAAGGCACCGAGAGCTAAATGAACTAACTGCAAAGTCTATTCTCAAAGTTGCAGGGATAAAGTAAGACTGATTTATCCCTGCCCGCTTTGCGGGCTGCTTGATCATGTCACTGGATTTTATAGAAATGGAGAGATGAAAATGAGAAACTATGTACAAGAATATGTTTATCCGGCTGTATTTCATAGCAACGAGGATGGTACGTATACTATTATTTTCCCTGATTTACCTGGTTGCATCAGCGAGGGCAAATCTTTGGGTAACGCCATGAAGATGGCCGAAGCTGCGCTCACGCAGTGGATTGAATATTTGAAGGATAGTAAGGAAGAAATTCCGGCGCCAAGCAAATTACAAGATGTTGAATTAGAAAATAACGAATTTGTCAATTTTATTCGAGCAGATATCAAGGATAACCGTGCAGTAAAACGCACGATTAGCCTTCCGCGCTGGATGGATGAACAGGCCGCTGAAGAAGGCTTGAGCTTATCCAAAGTATTACAAGAAGCATTATCTAAACGCTTTGTTACAGCAAACTAATATATTTATCGTTGCGCCCCCGATATGGGGGCGTTTTTTCTTCCGCTTGCAGGCTTATCAGAATTTGCAATTTGCATAAAACGCAAATTGCTTGTCATTTGCTGGCGGTCTTTTGTTATTGAAAAAAACAGCCCAATATGGTATAATACAGTAAGTTTGAATTTGCCATCTGGTATCACCGTGTATTAGTCACACACAGTGAATGAAAAATTTTTCTAACCACCACTCGGCGCTAAGAAAGGGAACAGGAGAAATCCTGTTCTTTTTCTTTTATGTAGAAGAAACTTATTTGATAAAATACGTACGTTTTGATATAATAACAAACAGTGGTGTTGCGCCTTTCATTTTACATGGAAGGAGGTGATACTGGATGGCTAAAACAAATTCAAACTGTAAAGGGCACTATATTTTTAGAGCTTGGCGAACCGATAAAGATGGCAATCGTGTTTACGCGAAAACCTATGGTAAACGAGCTTTTAAAATTTGGATTCCCGATAACAAAAAACCAGCCTGATTGATTTAAGTATCATTCTGGCGAATAACACCACTAACGGTAACGTCTGACTAACGCTGCCGACCGAAGGCGCTCTCTTACGAGGGCGTCTTTTTTATTATCCTAAACTCTCCACGTCTTCTTTCGCCTTGCGCTGGAGCTTGGCCAGCTGCAGTTGTTCTGAGTTTCCGAACAACTAAGTTTTCGTTTAATTAGCCCTGTACAAACTAAAGAAGGCCATCGCCTTACAATAAGACGATGGCCTTCAACCGGTCGCAAGCGATACCGGTGTATCTCGCAGTCTTATTGTAGCTTATAAGTAAAAATTTGTCAATTTCTTCCTTGCCGTCAGCATCCAGCTGGCGGTATTTTTATTTGCCGGCCATTTGCTGACCATTTGCTGGCGGTATTTTTTATTTTTTAGGTTTATCGAGCTGCTTAATACTTTCGCTTGGCGTAGGCAATTTCTCTGGCATTGTGCCGCCGAGTTCTTCAATAGTTTTGCGAACGGTACGACCGACTTCGTAATGCACTTTGTTGGCAGCTTCTTTGCTACTGATATTCTCACGGCGCAGTTTGTCTTCTGCCTGCGTGATGCGGAACAGGTTCGCACCGAGTTCCACACTGCCCATGTGGTCTAAAATCTCTTGATTAGGTTTAAGCTTCTTGCGACGTTTTATATCGCCAGCGGTTTCACCGCCATAAAGTCCCATGTAACCGCTATTTTGGAATTTGGCGAAATCAAGGTTCGTTTTTACGCCTGCGGCAAAGGCTGCATCAGCGAGAGCAACGTTATGCTGTTTGATATTATTTCGTGCTTCAATGCGAGCGTCTATTTCTTTGTTGAAAGCTTCTGCTGCTTCAAGGTCGTGGATATGGTCCGCACCGAGTTGCGCGAGCCACTGCTTGAATGGTTCGGCTTTAGGTGAGGGGATAGATTGGATAATACGCAGAATACCTTCTGTATTTGCGGTGTCAGTGAGGCGCATTTTCCCGTCTTCTGCAAGCAATTTCAACCTGTGACAATTTGTCACGGTTTCATTACCTTCTGCTTTCATTCTTTGCTTTAGTTTGCGCCAATAAGCTGATTTATCTGCACTGTCGGTCAATGCACCGACAACATCGACAACAGAAAAGAACCATTCTCCGGCTTCATCGTTCCAAATGGAGCGAATCTGCGCACTCTGAAATAATTTTACATCTTTCATGTCTTCATTCCTCGCTTTCAAAATCTATTATCCTAAACTCTCCACGTCTTCTTCCGCCTTGCGCTAGAGCTTGGCCAGCTTAACATCAATCAAATCGTCAATTTCTTCACTTAGCCGTCAGCATCCAGCTGGCGGTATTTGCTTTGCGCAGTTAAAGTTGTTCTATTTTATCGTTATCAATATGCCAATTATCCGGAAACCCGAGTTCTTTTAAAACATTATTAACAGGGATTGTTTTTAGCTTATTACTAAGGGTCTTGAAACGTTTTTTGAATGTGTTATGCATTATAGCGTATTCGTTCCTGCTAATGAAGCACTGAAGTGTTATGAAGGCTTCATATGCGCTGCGCCTTTCGTCCTCCTTCTGGATATTATATTTTTCATGAAGCGGTGCCCAATACTTAGTGCTCTGGTGGCAACGGAAACCAAGCAGGCGATTGTTATGCGCACATATATTTCTTATATCATTGATGTTTTCAAGAAAACTGTTCAATGTTTCCGGTTGGAACTGGCTGTGATTATCAGGAATGTTTTGCCCGATAAATTCAAGACAGTCTTTACAAATATTATTTTGTAAGGATTTTTTGGAGTGCTTTAACAAATGACGCAGCTCTCCAAACTCGATGTGATTAACTAATACCCATATGGGAACATGTTTGTACTTTCTCAGATAGTGAGCAATGCTGCTGTTTTTGTTAGATTTATCCTTGTTATGGGCTAAAATTTTTCTTGAAAGATTTGATATTGTTTTTGCGACTAACAACGTCTTGTCTTGCTCATAGCAGTTTATATTTAAGTACGCATAAGGTTCATCCTTAAATTTTTCAGCGAAACGATGAGCAAAGATTGATCTTAAATGCGTTTCTGCTTCTAAAATACCTAAAAGCAATACCTGCTTAAATTCACGTTCAAAGACATATAAGCTTGTAATTTCGTCAAAACTTGTTTGAGCAGTGTAGTTATCTCCTTCTCTAGGAAAAAATCTGGCGTATCCATTGATAAGGTTATAGTAGTTTTGGCTTAAAAGATATTTTTTTGCACGTTCTTCATCGGGGATAATTAGCCCGCGTTGCTTCAAAAGTTCTATTTGTTCGCTTGTTGTTTTAAATTCTTTCACAAAAAAAGACCTCCTCTGTATAACAGAGAAGGCCTTCTTCCGTACCGGTCCCCGTAGGGATACCGGCGCTTTTCCTATCTCTATTATACGCATTTAAAGTATGTATGTCAATGACAGGTATGGAAAAAAACTTGCTTTTTTGTCAACGTTGTGGTACTATATATAGATTTAATATCAAACACCACAATATATAGTATTTACACTCACTCCGCCGTCAGCCTTCCGCTGGCGGCTTTTATTTTTCCTCAGCTATTATCCTAAACTCTCCACGCCTTCTTCCGCCTTGCGTTGGAGCTTGGCCAGCTTAACATCAATAATATCGTCAATTTCTTCCTTGCCGTCAGCCTTCCGCTGGCGGTATTTTATTTATCTTTAAAGCAGCTATCCTTTGCCAACTTCTTTTCATTTGACTTGACTCTGCGCTCTACCTTTTTAATATCCTCAGCAGGGGGCAGGTTTTCTGGTTTTATGCCACGCTCGCCTAACATATTCCTGATAGTGGAGTTATTTTGTACATGCTCATGAGTTATGCTGGGTTCGCCGTAAAGGTCTTTAGCTTCAGTGTTGTAATTGGTCATTTCAGTAGCAAGGTTTTTAGCTGCTATTGTCAGGTTAGGAAGGAAATCGGCTAATGGTCTGCCCTTAGTAACGCCGTACCGCTCTTTCATGGACTGCGTGCTTCTGCCAAAAAGTGCACAGTCACCGGCAGAACGGATACGTCCGAAACCTGCGTCATCAACTCCGCGCTCGTAAATATTTTTTGAAAGTTGCTTTTCTGATGCACGCAGCTTATCACTATTTTCTAAGCGCTGCAGGTTTTTCATATGTTCCTCTATAAGCTCTTGCTTTCGGGTTTGTTGAGCAAAATAGCTCTGGGCGAAAGCAATTTCTTCTTTGCGCGGATCGCCGTTTTGTGCAACGATATAACACGCATATCTTGTCAGCTCGAAATCCTTTACACTTCTTGTGGCGTTTTTCCTAAAGTTAACGTTTTCGTGACCTCACGAAGATGATATTTTACGTCTATTTGTGCGTTTTGAATAGACGTGAGAGCTTTTGTTATAGCATTATAGAAATTTTCCCAACGATTATAACCGAATAAAGTCATTATCTCGCGTGCAGACCAATATTCAACACCACTTTCATCTACATGAGCCAGTTCATCGAATTTGCTTTTTAATAAAGAAATCTCTTGCTTATCCATAATAAAATCACTCCTTTAAAAATTTGATTATCCTAAACTCTCCACGTCTTCTTCCGCCTTGCGCTGGAGCTTGGCCAGCTTAACATCAATAATATCGTCAATTTCTTCCTTGCCGTCAGCATCCAACTGGCGGTATTTTTTTATGTGTGTTTCTTCCTGCTGGGTGAGGGAGAGAGAAGGGGAAGGGGCATTTACTGTTACTAGCTGATTACTGTCGAGCATTGGCAATAAAGCATCGATTGTAACACCAGTAACTTCAGCTATTTTGTTTAAAGTTTCTATTGTTGGCGCGAATGCTTTCCCTGTTGTTGGATTAATTCCTTTTTCTAGAATGGAAATATATGCTCGACTTAAATTGCATTTTTCGCCGAAAGCTTGCATTGATAAACCTTGACTTTTTCTATATTGTTTTACGTATTCTCCGATAGTCATAATGAAATCCTCCTTATAATGTCAACTAGATTATACATTAAGCAAAGAAAAATGTCAAATAGAGTTGACATCAAGAAATAAATCTAGTATACTAGACACAACAAAGATAGAAAGGAGGAAAAAGGAATGCTTTATAATATTCGTAAGATTAGACAAGAAAACTGTATGACACAGGATGAATTGGCGAAAAAGGCTAATATTTCGCGTGCTACTATCATTAGATTGGAAAGTGGCGAAGAAATGGAGGTGAAAATTAGCACTTTAGAAGCTCTTGCTAATGCTCTTAATTGTTCCGTATCTGCTTTTTTAATGCAATAGATGTCTAGTATACTAGACAAACCGCCGGCGCGGCGCTGGCGGTAGGGAGGTAATGAAATGAAACTTGAGCTTACTTATGATGAAGTCTCGACTATTTGCCATGCATTGCTGCTTAAGGCTGAGGAAGCGGCAACCGGAGCGCGGGAATGCGCAAAGTTGGGTGATATGGACAATGATGTTAAGTTTTGGCAAGAAAGAGCCGAAAACTACAAAAAGGTCTATGAGGCTGTAGTGGCACAGCGTGAGCAGGCTGACCAGGAATACAAGCAGGCAGATGCTGAGGTAAAGGAAGAATAGGGAGGTGATGGCGATGGGCAAAGAAATGACGACCTGCCCGCATTGCGGGGAAGTCGTCAAAAAAGGAAACTTCTGCAATAAATGTGGCAAGAAGCTGTCGAAGATATGTGACTGTTGGCTGATGAAGCGCCCATATAATTGCAGCTTTCAGCAGTGCCCTGATATGGCAGCCTTCACATTATTGCTTCTGCATATTCAGCAGGACCAAAAGCGTAGGAAATACGTTTTTCTTGAGCCAATCCTTGAAGCAATCAACAGCAAGTCCTTGAAGGCCATCAAGAAACTTGGCGTAGACCAGAGCAGCATAACGAGACTGGGGAGTTTCAACAATGATGTCTGGTATAAAATCTACTAACTGTTTTTTCTGGTCTGGGGTTAATTCGTCCAACATGTCAATGATGTGTTCGGCGGTTTGCAGAGTAGCTTCAGTCCAAGGATATGGCTTACCGCAATTATGACAGTAAGCTGGAACATCTACTGTATTGGAAATCTTAACATCTTTATAGCCAGAAATATGTGATGACAATTTTCTTCCTTCCAACACATTGCACATAGTACCGGAATAAATTGGCTTATTCATATAGTAGGCACCGCAAAGCTGGCTACCACAATGTGGGCAAGCAGAAATGACTTTGGCACCACATATTGAGCAAAAATCTTCATTTTTAGCAGAGTGTGTGCTAGTATCGCTGTTTCGCAGATGTCCATTTTCGCAAACTTGGGCAGTCTTAAAGAAATGGTTTGAAGTATTCATAAAATCACCTCCTTCCTGTGCTTTTATTATAGCACTGCTGCGAGGTGGTTGAGTAAAAAGAGAAGCCAGCATGGCGCTGGCGCTGGCGCAGGAGCTGAGGAAGGGAGGTGTGTGAAGATGGCAATAGCAATAGGGTTGCTGGTGATAACTAACCTTTTCACTGGGTATCTGCTTTTGGGTACTCACTACAGATTTAAAGCTTTGGTTTTGTACATAGTAAAAAAAGGATACACTCCGCCGACAAAAGATGATCTGACGGAATGTATCAAAGAATGTGTAAGAGAAAAGCTTTAACCTATAGCAGATTTTATAAGGTTCGATATTACGAGTGAAGAAGCTTGCATTGCGGCTTCAAGCGATTTAACGCCAAGCATGTTTAAAACCTTCTTAACCTTTTCGTAAACGACGGGGTAACGGATGCTTTCTAAAAAAGCATGTCCTGATGGCGTTAAATCTGATACGCCAATGCTGTAACCGTCTGGAGATGCAAATTCATCCAGAAGGCCTGCTCTGATGCAATATTTAATGTGGTATAAGATTTCGTCGTTGTCATAACGAGTGAGCAGTTCAAATTGAGGCGGCGGAATTGGCGGAGGCACTTCTTCGTATGCTTCTGCGAGGGATTTAGATAAAACTGTATCAATGTAAATTGCAGGATGACGCAAATCACTATTCGCTTCAGCCCAAAGCATTACATCACGGACGCAGTCAATATTTAACCTCATAACAATCACCTCCCTCCTGTGCTTTTATTATAGCACGGAACGCGAGGCGGTAGGGAAGGAGATGAGATTATGCGTGAAAATCCTATCATGAAATATTTGGCCGAAACCTACGGTATTACGCCGGATCAGCTGGAAGAAGAACTTAAGAACGCTAAAATCGATATCGGTATTTTCGTAGAACCTTGGGAAGGAGGGGAGCAATAATGAAAAAAATCTTAATCGCCATCCTCGCAGCTTGCTGCGTTTGGGCGGCGTGGGACTATAGCCGTCCGGTAGAAAAATACGTAGTAAAAACTGTTGCCGGTGAAGGCGATACATTATGGCATCTGGTAGGCGGTGTCATGGATAGCGAAGGCGACCGCAGAGACATTCACGAGGTTATCTTTTATACGCGCCAAATCAGCAACATCAAGGGCACGCTTCAGCCAGGGGACATCGTGTTAATTCCCATCGAGGTGCGTAAATAATGACTGCGCTTTCTGTGTTACATAAAAAGAAAAAGAGCATTGATATTGGCGTATCAATGCTCTAAGAAGTGAAAATATAAGAAAAAGAATTAAATTGTTCACGCAAAAGTGAAAATAAAAGTAAAAAGTGAAATCACATATATTATAACAAACATAAGGAGTGAAATCAATGCAGATTGAGTTTAAATTGGAAAGAAGAATCGGCGCTCTCAGTGAAAACCCTTCCGGCTACACCAAGGAGCTGAACGTGGTTGTCTGGGATGAGAAATACACAAAATATGACCTGCGCACCTGGAACCCCAACGGCAAGCCTGGCAAGGGCATTACGCTGACCAAAGAGGAGCTGAAGAAGCTGCACAAGCTCATCGGCGAGGAAATCCGCCAAATGGGAGGACGCAATGAGTAGTATATATAATGGCCATATGCATGGCACTATTGGCGCTGAGCTGGAGAAGGTGAAACCATGAAAGAGTCAAGATACATGGCCAGCACAGAGCTCAATCAGCTGATGTGGTTGAGCGCAGGCGTACAGGCTTTAGAAATAATCCTTAAGGATGCCAGCACCCAAAACAAAGACTGGCGGCGCTGGCTGAGCACGGCAAAACCTATATGCATAAGGTTATCGATGACCGCATGTGCAAGCTGGATTCGGCCGAAAAAGTCAAGGTCGTGCGCCGCATAGAGAGAACAGCCATTAAGGTAGCTCATTATGATGACTTTCGCTATGACAAAAGCGACAGCGAGCGTCTGGTGACTATCAGCCAATCCGATTTTCTGGATTTGGTCGACGGTGCGAGCCTCAACTGTTACGCCTGTCCTCAGGGCGACGTGGTCAAGGATTGCCCAAGACGTAAGATGTTCCACCGCCTCGGTCTGCAGGTGCATGCGCTGCGCGAAAACCCCGCACCGGGCGAATGCGAATTTAGATATGAGAATGAGCAAAGGGCGGTAACGCCTCAATATAAAGCTATAAAAAAAGAGCTTATAGACCAATTACCTTAAGGGAGTGAGAGCATGGGAGTAAACAGAGCGCTCCGGAGAGCAGCAGCAAAGAAAGCGTTTAAACAAGACGTTAAGATGAGTGACCTCGACAAGACGTTTTGTAATATCGCCAAAGAGGAAGCAACCAATAAGCTGATAACCGACCTTACTTTTACACTGATGCGTGCGACTTGTCTTGTTCTGATGAATGATTTTAAGGCTATTCAGAAAAAGGAAACCCGCGTCGAAAACATGGTCAACCTGGCACATGAGTACATCGTAAAAATCAAGAACAAAGAGCTGAGTTCTGGCGACATTGATGTTATTGCTGAGGTGGAAGCTGCCATGAAGCAGCGTGCGGAGGCAAAGTAATGATTTTATACAGAGCAATGAGCCGGCTGGAGCTGGCAAAGTACTTGTGCAATATCAAGATTAGCCCTCTTCTTGGCCTTCCTTCGAAGAATAGCTGGAAGAAGAACGTACTGTGCTTTTTCGGTACGGCAAACAACGCAGTTCACTGGGCTGCACCCGGAACGCATGACGTAATAGTCAAGGTTGATATTCCGGAGCATCGCTTGCGTAAAGGCTGGGGCATATATCCAGATTTGGTTGCTCAGCGGACAAGTATTCAGGGTATGCTGACGGCGATATTGGCTGGTGACGAGAAACAATGGCCATACGTAAAGGTGAAAGAATACGCCGTAACCTATTATGACAAGGCTAGCGCTTTCTTCCTGGATTATGCTGAGATTGACTGGAGAAATCCCTATAAAGTTAATGCCTTTAAAAATGGCCAGAAAATAAAGGTTTTTCCGGGATATGATGATTTGATAAAGGAGTGATTAGTGTGTTTGATTGCAAGCAATACTTAATACCTTGGCGAGCTGGGATGCCGGTATTGGTAAAAGTAAAAGGAGAGTTTCGCATTTATCATGCATATCGTATGATTACCGAGAAATATGCGGATATTCGCCGCCGTATGGCTGAAAAAGAAGCTGCAAAGGCCAGCCGCGAAGCTGTTGGCTTTGTTCCGAAGTTCGTGTTGTATCGCAAGGAGCGTGAGGCTAGATGGTAATTATAAAGGTAATCGAAATAGTGATGGGAGCAGTGCTTATACTGCTTTCAGCCGTAATGTTTAAATGGTGGCTGGAAGCGGATGAAAGCATTTTGCGTCTGGTGCAAATTGCACTTTATGGAATCATCGGCATAATGATTATCGTGGATAACTGGAGATGAGAAAATGAGAGAATTAAAATTATCGTCGCCACTTAACATTCAAATCATCACCGAGCCGGAGCGTATGGCTCTGCGTATCGCCTTAGATAAAAGCATTGGCGAGAACCTCGGTATGGTTTTGGCGCTGAAAGATACCAAAAGAGAGATTCCGCAAGGCCTGTATAACAGCGGGCTGGACTACCATCGCGACAACTTGGAAATTTACCTGCGCTTGCGCAATAGACTTGAAGATGCTATCTACGAGGCTGAGAGCAATGGCAAGCAAAGAGCTTAAAGAGGAACGCCGTGCTCAAGGGCTGTGCGTATACTGTGGCCGTCCTGCTGTGATTAAGGCGGACGGCACACCGGCCAGAAGATGTAAAGAGTGCAGCGGAAGTCATGTGCGCCAGAAGCGTGATGCAAGGCACGGCATAGAAACGCGGGGCAGAGTTACAGGTAAATCGAGAAGTCACGTAGAGCAGAAGTATTATCAAAGACCGTGGCAAGAGCTGGCAATCTGTCCTGATTGCGGGATTCGCACTAATGCAGACTACTGGTATTGCCCCTGGTGTGGCGCTGCATTCCCGAAACCCAAAAAAGGAGATGAAGAGATGTGATTTATTACGGAAATAATGCGACTCTAAAACGCATTGAATGGTGGGAAAGCCTGTCGGAACGTGAACAGAACCTGCGCATTTGTCTGTTTGAAATCCAGAAAATCGCTATTCCTGAGCAAAAAACACTGCTGAGATATAAAAAATCACGTAAGGAAGTGCTGAACGCAAAAGCTATCCTCAAACAACTGAAGCTGGTAGCTAAAGCCATCAAACGCCAAATTCCTGGCTACATCAATATTGAAAAGGCAGATGATTACAACGCAGCGTATCGTTGCGCATGTTGCCGGCAAGACGTACCTTATTACGCATCCTACTGCCCGAACTGTGGGCAGAGAATTAGTATATAAAGGAGCAAAGGCATGGAGTGGAATGAAGAAGTTGAGAAAAAGCTGAAACGGCGTGGCGAAAGCATGCATATGGAAAAACTCGCATCACATATTATATTCAATGGTCGCCTTGCTCATGAGCACTATACTGCCGATGAAATGCGGCAAAAGTTTGAGCCTATAGCAGAGCAGTACAGAAAAAGCGGGCGATTTATTAACTGCCTGTACTCTGATGCCTTGATCATGTACTGCAAGGAGCACGGCTATAAATGGATGTACTGGCCACCTAGCCCGTTGGGCGAGTATTGGTTTGTGCTGCCGAAAGAGGATTTATTTTAGGAGGGGAGGGATAAAGAATGAGGCGTCAATGTCACGTATGTGGGCAGAGGAATGGCAGCTGCAATAAGTATATATTGAAGAATGGGCAAGAAGTAACGATTTGCCCGAGCTGCCTTGCGTTTAGCAATGATGAAACTGCTAAGATAGCGCGTCAGGCGCATAAAGAAGGCTTATTGGTGAAAGGAGAATGACCATGAATAATAAGGAAGCATCAATCAATGAGGTAGACGAATTAGTCAATCGTGCACAGTTGGCTATCAATGACTGGCAGTGCAGCGGCGATGGCGATTATGTACACAAGGCCTACGCGAACCTGCAGCAAGCCGCAATCCGCTTAACACTTTCATATCAAGCTGCTAAATCCAAAAAGAGCGAACTGCAGTACAGCGTAATTGGCGATACACTTGCTGCTGACTATGAAAATCTTGATTTGTATGACACTCCGGAGGAAGCGCTGAAGGAAGTCAAAGACTTTTTGAAAGCGGGAGACATCGTAACTGTTTTGGAAATGGCGGAATCCGGCTGGCAACCATATATTGACACAGACAGCTTGCTTGAAATATTTCAGGATCAAGCATACGATGAAGGCGGTGAAGGTAGCGAGCCGTGGAACGATTTTATCACCAGCGAAGCCATGACGGCCGCCGTCGATGAACTCGATAACGCGCTTAACACTGTGCTGAAACGCTGGCTTGATAAATATCAGGCCGAAGCTGGCTGGTATCAAGAGACAGGCAAAAAATGCTGTTATGGCTTTGACGGCACCGACTTTATCCGTCTTTAACATACTGTATAGCGAAGGCGAAATCAAAATGAGAAAAGCAATATTGGCTAAGATGCGTGACTGACGAGGTGATAAGCAATGACAGTAGAAGAATTTTATAAGTGGGCAGTCAAAAATGACTGTGAAGACAAGAAAGTTGTAATTTATGCTCACGATAAAAGTGGTAGTAAGGTAAGAATTTATCTGGATGAACCCGACTTAAAAAAGCTCAATGTAAGCGTAGTTATTAATCACAGATGGGAGTAAACAAGTAACAGGTAATAAAGCAAATATCTCCGCCGCAGAGCGCAGGCCGTAGAGCTGCTGCCTCGCTTATATTTAACTAGCGGATTATATACAAGCATTGCAAATGGCGCAGACAAAAAGAAGAAGTATTTCGCAATGGTGCGGCCTGCGCTCTGCGGCGGAAAAAAGGAAGGACGTATAAGCAAGTGGATAATGTAGATGACTTTACCATTAATCTTGTTATAACTGTCATAGTGCTGTTTATTGGCTTGGCGCTGGTGGGCGGCGCAAATGATTAGAGCAGCTACGGCTTTTGGTGGCGCGAAAGCATATGATATATCAATAGCGTGCCCCTGCAGAGAATGTGACGTGCGTTCCTCAGGTTGCGGCAGAATATGCAGCGATTACAAAAAGTATAAATTTGTCCTGGCCATACTGAACGGGAAGCGTCAGGCGAAGGCAAAAGCAGCGGCTGAATGTCGCGCGATGCGCAATGAGCGCATCAGAGAATGGAAGCATAATAAATGTTGGCCAAAAGGCTAGCGTAAATAATAGATGATAAAGAATATATGAAGGGAATACTGCGGGGCGTTTCTGCCTCGCAGGTTTCTTCATTATATAATGGAAGTTTTTTGAAGGTCTGCAGAGGCCTTTGAGGCTTGTATGTAAGTAATAACAAAGCGACCACAAAAAATATCAGGGGGGATAAATCAATGGCAATGAGAATGGGCATAAGAGAAAAAACATATTACTGCCAGGGAACCAGTGAAAGCAAAAAGCCTGATTACATTGAAATTGATATGTTTCCCTTCTATGAGCTTAAATACAAACCTCAACGCAGTGGAAAGAAGAATGTTACTAGTCCTAAGCAGAAAAAGCTGAACAACAAGAATTCTCGCAGATATTTCCGCTTACTGGCTAAGAGTAATTTTGGTCAGAATGACTATCATCTGACATTAAGCTACACAGAAGACAATCTGCCTTTATCAGTGCCTGAAGCTGAAAAAGAAGTGCAGAAATTTATCCGCAGATTAAAGAGAGTCTATAAAAAAGCAGATAAGCTGCTCAAGTATATCTACATCACGGAAGAGGGCGCAAAAAAAGCGCGCCTGCATCATCACCTGCTTGTCAACGCTGAAGCTGGCGTGGATCGTAACGCAATTGAAAAGGCATGGGGCAAGGGCTATGCGAACAGCGTGCGCATTCAGCTGGAACATGGCGGCATTGATGGCTTAGTCACTTATCTTAGCAAAGATCCTAAAGGCCGGAAGACCTATATCTCTTCGCGCAACCTGATTAAGCCGCAGGAGTCCGTGAGCGACACTAAGACGAGTCGCAAACAATTCAAACAGCTGACCTTGTGGCCGGAAGATTGTGAGGACATGCAAAAACACTTTGAGCAAAAGCATCCTGCTTATAAGCTCGTCAACGTGGAGAAATATTATAACGAGATTACCTGCGAGTGGTATATCCGCGCAAAAATGGAGCTGCGCGAAGAGTATAAGCGCAAGCCGCAAAGCAAAGGGAGAAGTGTACCCAAAAACAGGAAGGGAGCAAAGCGACGGAATGAATAAATTGAATTTAATATTGACCATACCTCCTAGCGTCAATCATTGCTATAAAAACTTCACGTGCATGGGACGCCGGAACCGTGTGCTTACGCCATTGGCAAGAGCCTGGAAGGAAGAGGCGTATTATATTGCTAATGCTTTGGCGCATCGGGATGGCTGGCGCATGCCTGAACCGGAAGAAAAGATTGTGCTGGAGGTATTCGCCTTCTGGCCAGACGGCAGGCGGCGCGATATGAACAACACGCATAAGCTGCTTTGTGATGCCTTAGAGGGCGCATTATATCTTGATGACAAGATGGTGCTCGTGCGTGATATGGATTTTTCCGTTGACCGGAAGAGACCTAGGCTATAGGTATGCGTATATGTGAAAGACGATTAAAACGCAAAAATTAACCTCTAAGAATATAAAACTCAAGGAAAATACCCATAATAAATTTTTAAGTTTGCATGCAGATTATCAAAACCGACAGGAGAGAAGCGTATGACCAAAGAAGAATTAAAAGAAAAGCTGAAAGGCGCTATGTATGCTCAGCGCACATTGGAGGGAGAGCTGGATAAGCTGCAGGAGCTGCGCTGTATTGCGCAGAAGGTAACGCCTGCTTATAGCCAATCGCCTGGCGGCGGTAGCGGGAATGCCCAAAAGCTGGAAAATTCCATAGCAAAAATAATTGAGCAGGAAAAGATTATTGCTGAGTGCTGTAACGAGCTGTGCGCTCAGCTAAGCGAAGTGCGTGCTCTTATTGCTCTTCTGCCTATGGGACCGATGCGTCTTGTAATGCAGCGTAGATATCTAAATTATCAAAAGTGGGAACTTATAGCAGCAGAGCTTAATTATACATGGCAACATGTACATAAGCTTCATGCCAGAGGGTTAAACATTATTCTTGAAAGAGGCGATAGAATGCGAGGGTGAATCGGTGATATAATATATACTAGCGAAAGCGTGAGAGAAAAGAATAGCGAGAGCCGTTGGCCGTTGGTCAGCGGCTTTTCTATTGTTCGTGTTTTGTGGACAGGGGACATAGGTTCTTCCGGGAAAATAAAAAGCCTGCGGGTCAGCGAACTCCCGGAAATTGTCTAGCTGTGAATTTAAAAAATCACATTTCCTTCCGCAGGGCAAAATTCGGACATGCCCTAAAGGCGCAAAATTTTTTCTTGACTTCCACTAATACGCAAAAATTTTTCGTCGACAATTTCATAGTCTGTTAGGAAAGCAAAAAGCGGAAATTTAGCCTGGACAGCATTTCCGCTTTTGTCATTCTCAATTTTCGCACCGCCTAGGCTGTAAAATAGACCGAAGAGGTGCATTTTATTAGCAGATTTGTATTGCCTACAGTGGACAAACAGCAAAGGAGGTGATGTTCATGGCGAAAAAAATAGTACCAAGAGGCTCCGGCGCGGAGCTTGCACGCCTGCTGGGCATCACTGACAGACGTGTACGTCAGCTGGCAGACGAAGAAATACTTACCAGAGAAGCGGAAGGCGACTACCTTCTGCCGGAGGTTATCGCTGAATATTATGCCTATAAATACAAAACTGATGAATCCGTTGACCTGATGAAGGAAAAAGCTTTGCATGAAAAAGCTAAAAGAGAGCTGGCGGAAATCCAGCTGGCACAAAAGCGTCGCGAGATGTATGATGCTGCAGATGTAGAGGCTGTTCTGACGGAAATACTGGTCAACTTCCGCAATCAGATACGTGGCATTCCGTCGAAGATGGCGCCGCTGCTTTTTGGCAAGAGCAAGCCGGAGATTGAAGAGCTTCTGAGCATAGAGGTTGAGGGACGTTTGGAAGAAATCAGGGACTATACACCGACCATGTTTGATGCTGTTGATGAGAAGGAGGGCGATTAGCATGTGTGCTCAGAAAACAGTATTGCTTTTGCGCCGCATTTTCAACAATGGCCTTAAGTTGGCACCTAAAACTACTGTCAGCGAATGGGCGGATACCTACCGCATGCTGCCGCAGGAATCAGCAGAACCGGGCAGATGGCGTACAGACAGAGCACCTTATCAGCGTAGCATCATGGATGCCTTCACGGATAAGGGCGTGCATCGTGTTGTTGTCAAGAGCTGCTCGCAGGTGGGAAAGTCCGATATCATGAACAATGTCATTGGCCGCTTTGCGCAGCTTGACCCCTGCACCATGATGATGATTCAGCCTACGTTGAGCGACGGCGAGGATTTTTCCAAGAGCCGTATCACACCCATGATTGAAGCTACCAAAAGCTTGAAAAGCATTTTCCGCGAAAACAAAAGCCGCAATACCAGCAACACCATCATGAGCAAGTATTTTACCGGCGGCAGGCTGATTATAGCAGGTGCGAACGCCCCAAGCGGACTTGCTTCCAAACCTATACGCATTCTGCTTTGCGACGAAGTGGACCGCTTCCCGGATAGCGCCGGCGTAGAAGGCGACCCGGTTGATTTAGCGGCGAAGAGAACCACCACCTACTTTAACAGGGTAATTGGTCTTTTCAGCACTCCGACAATAAAAGGCACTAGCCGTATTGATGACGAGTATATGACCGGTACGCAGGAGGAATGGCAGCATCAGTGCCCGAACTGTGGCGAATTCCACCTTCTTACACATCGGCAGATGCTTGCTGACTTCGACAGCAGCGAGGAACATAACAAAAAGCATGTTGTCGTCAGATCAGTAAAATGGATTTGCCCTGATTGTGGCTTTGAATTTAGCGAGAACGACATGCGCAACGCCGCACAGAAGTATGTAGCGCAAAACCCTGCAGCTTTTGCCACCGATACGCGCAGCTTCTTCGTGAATTGCTGGACAAGCCCCTGGATTAGCTGGAACGATGTCATGAAGGAATGGCTGGAGGCAGAAGGCGACCCGGAACGTGAGAAGGTAATATACAATACTCGCTTCGGTGAATCTTACGAGCGCAAAGGCAATTTCGAGAGTGAGGATATCTTCATTAAGCGGCGCGAGGATTATGGCGCTGAGCTGCCGCAAGGCGTTCTGCTGCTGACGGCGGCGGTGGATACGCAGGATAATCGCCTGGAATATGAGGTTGCCGGCTGGGGGCATGGTGAAGAACGCTGGGGCATACGTAAAGGCGTTATCCTGGGCGTTCCCGACACTCCCGAGGTGTGGGAGCAATTAGACCGCGTCCTGGACAAAACCTATAAATTTGCCAATGGGCGAGGGCTGAAAATCGCCAGAACCTTTATAGACTGCGGCGGTCACTATACTGATTACGTATATGCCTACTGCTTTAAGAATCGTTTCCGTCAGCGCTTTGCTATCAAAGGCTCAAACATGGCCAACGAAGACCTTGTTGCCAAGATTGGCAAAAAGCAGATGCGTAACAGCTCCATTCCTTTGGTGTTCATCGGCACGGATACTGGCAAGCAGCAAATCATGGACCGTCTCAGCATTGAGGTTCAGGGAGCTAAGTATATGCATTTTCCGCTAGACGATAAGCATCGGATGAAAAAATTCGTTGAAGCGCTGCAAGGTCTGCTGAAAACTGACGATAAGAGCCTGAGCAGTGATGCTGTCATAGAATCGTATGCCAATCGTGGCTATGATCGCATTTATTTTCGCGGTCTGATTTCCGAGGAGCTGGTGCCGCGTAAGAAAAACGGCGTAGTTGTTTTTCAGTGGACGAACATAGCCAAGGATAAGCGCAATGAGCCGCTGGACCTTGCTGTGTATAATCTTGCCTGCATGCGCAGTATTGCACCTAACTTTGAAAAGCTGGATGCTATGCTGGCGCAGGGCAGCAATGGCGAGGCAGGCGGGGCGACGGCTCCTGCACCTGCTGCCAAGCCACAGAAACACTATGGCTGCATTAAACGAGGAAGGAGAACAGAATGAGCAATGCATTGAACGAACGCTATCGCCAGTACCTGAAGGCGGAGCAGGCTATTCTGGCCACCGGTCAGAGCTACCGCATTGGCAATAGGCTGCTGACGCGCGCTGACCTTAGCGCCATTCAGGCTGAAATAAATCGCCTGCGAGCCATGGGCGCTACTGAAGAAGATAATGCGCCTGCATCTGAGGGATATAGGCGTGCCAAAAGAGTGCTTTTCCGTGATTAGCGCTTAAATCAAACAGGAGGCTACGAAATGAGTAAGAAACGAACACCCTACAATCGTAAGGCCAGACATTCTACTGGCCAAACCTTAACACAGGAGCGGCCCACTGGCATCATCCTCAGACCTGTGTTGAACACAGGCTACAGTAACGGTGGTGCCAGTGCCGAAAAACAAGCTATGCGTGGCTATTGGCCGATAAGGTCCAGCCCTAAAAGTGATGTTGACGTAAATCTGAACATCCTGCGCAACCGCAGTGCTGACATGGCCATTAACAGCCCCGTTGGCGCTGCTGCCATCAATCGCTACAGGACACATGTTGTTGGCGCAGGTCTGGTGCCGTCACCGTGTCCGGATTATCAGCTTTTAGGCATAACTCCGGAGGAAGCTGCTGAATGGCGCAGGCACACTAAGGCGGAGTTTAATCTGTGGGCGCAGAGCGTAGAGTGTGACTTGTATCGCAAGCACAACTTTTACGATATGCAGGATATTGCTTTCATCTCGTCTATTGTGGACGGAGATGCCTGGGCGGCGATTAAATACCGTAAGGCCTTAGGCGATAATCCTTATACTACCAAGATACAGCTTTTTGAAGCAAGCCGTGTCTGCAATCCTAATACCTATAGTCTTGTTGGTGCGCTTAATGAGGTGGAGGTTCGTAATCCCAAGAATGGCAACAGGATTATTAATGGCGTTGAAATCAATACGGATGGTGCCGTTGTAGCCTATTGGGTTGCTGACCGGGTGCCTTATGACCCGACGGAAAACAGGAACATAAAATGGGTGCGCGTGGAAGCCTTCGGGCGCAAAACAGGTGCGCCGAACATCCTGCAAATCAGCCATGAGGAAAGGCCGGAGCAGTACCGCGGTGTGCCGATTCTGGCACCGGCCATTGAAGAATTGAAGCAGATGCACCGTTATAGCACAGCGGAGCTTACTGCTGCAATCATCAAAAGCTATTTCACTTTGTTCTTCAAAACGAAGGACGCAGGCGAAGGCCTTCCCAACGCTTTGCCGGAGGCCTTTGGCGAGAATGAAAAGGTTGCTTTTGACCAATATACCTTTGAGTTGGGTGCCGGCACGATGAACGAGCTGCCGCCTGGCTATGAAGTACAGACTGTGGATGCAAATCGCAGCTTGTCCACCTTTGAGGCCTTCGTTAATGCGCTGATTGCTCAGGTGGGCGCGGCGCTGGAGATTCCTTCAGAAGTGCTGCTGTCACGCTTCCAAAGCTCGTACAGTGCTGCACGCGGTGCCTTGCTGCAGTTTCAGGCGGTTGCCAAGAAGCGGCGCATTTGGTTCGCAAGGGATTTTTGCCAGCCGGTGTATGAACGCTGGCTGGCTGAGGCGGTAGCTATTGGACGCATTCAAGCGCCTGGCTATTTTAGTGACCCGCTGCTGCGTAAGGCGTGGAGCCGCGCGTCCTGGTACGGTCCGACTATGGGCATGCTTGACCCGGTGAAAGAGGTTCAGGCCGCCAAGCTGCGTGTTGATTACGGCTTCAGCACCGGTGAACAGGAATCTGCTGAAATCACCGGCACGGAATACGAGGAAAACATTGCGCAGCTGCAAGCTGAACATAAGCATTGGCAAGGCAATGGCCTCAATTATCCGCTTCATCAGAATGTAAAGACTGAGGAAGGAGGTGAAAACGATGGTGAAAAATAAACCATTTTGGGAGATTATCAACAAAGCATCCGAAAACACTGCTGAAATCCGTATTTATGGCGATATCGTCAGCGAAAAGCCTTGGCATGACAGCAGTGGCGATGTTTGCCCTATAGGCTTTGCTGATGCATTGGCTAAGCTGGAGGGCAAGCCTGTTTGTATCCGCATCAATAGCAATGGCGGCAATGTTTTCGCTGCACACGCTATTGCCAACCAGATTAAGTCTTACTCTGGTGATACCACTGTAATGATTGATGGTTTGGCGGCCAGCGCTGCGACAATCATTGCTATGGCCGGCAAAAAAATCCTTATGCCGGTCAATGCTATGATGATGATTCATGACCCCATGATCTGCCTGGCCGAGCCTGCCAACGCTGAACAGCTGGGTAAGCTTATTGAAATGCTCAAGCCGGTCAAAGCTAGTATTGTGGCTGCCTATAAGGAACGCTGCAAGCTCAGCGAAAAAGAATTGGAGACCATGATGAAAAACAGCACCTGGCTTACTGCTGAAGAATGCCTTGCCAATGGCTTCTGTGACCAGATTCAAGGTAAGGTTGAACCTGTTCTTGACGGCAATGTGCTTGTGGTCAACCATGTGCGGCATCAGCTGAGCCAGGGAGATGCTGACTTAATTAAAAACAAAATCCACAAAAAGGAGGACAAAACGATGAATGAAAATCTTATGAATGCCGTAAACACTATTTTGAGTGCTATCGGTGTCAGAGCAAGTGAACAGAATGGCAGTGCTGCTCCTGCGAACCAAACCACCGCTCCGGCTAATGAGGAGCAAATCCGCAATGAGGAAAGAAACCGTCTGGCTGCTCTCAATGCTTTGGATGATGGCAGTGCTGGTGTGAAGGCTGTAATCAATATGGCCATCAAAGACGGCAAGATTGCTGATGAAATCAAAGAAACCATTGATGCTATTAAGGGTGCTCAGCCTGCAGCTCAGACTTCTGCAGCTCAAAGATTTATGAATGATTTGATTGACGACCAGATGAAATCTGGCTCTGGTAATGTAACCGGTCAGCCTGCTAATGGCCTGACTGAAGCAGAGGAAGATGCCCTGCGCACTGAAAACATGGCTAAAACTCTGCAGAATATGTATGGAGGTAATAAATAATGGCATATGTAACCAGTGAAAAAAGCAATGTGGACCAGCTTATTGGCGGTACCGCTGTGACTGCTCTTACCAAAAACATTACCCTTAAAGGCCTGAGCGCTGAAAAGGCACTTAAAAGAGGCGCTGTGCTGGCTGTCAGTGAAGGCAAATACCAGATTGTTGATGCTGCATCCGCAACTCCGGCGCTGAAGGTAGCAAACGCTGTGCTGGCCGAAGATGTTGTTGTTGGCACCGGCGATGTAGTTGCTACTGTTTATATTAGCGGCATTTTCAATGCAGAGGAAATGTCTGTTGGCGCTGAATCTGACTCTGTGCAGGCACACGAGGAAGAGCTGCGTGCTGTTGGCATCTACCTGACTCATCTGCAATAAGGAGAAATAAACTATGGCATTTGATATCAATTCTACCCGTTCTTTGCTGGGCGTAATCAATCGTGCATATCCGCCCAATCCTTTGTTAGTAAATACCTTTTTCCCGAACGCTATTACCTATAGCTCTGAATATCTGGATGTGGATTTCAAAAAAGGCGGTCGCTCCATGGCCCCCTTTGTTGTTCCGGGGTCTCAAGGTGTTAATATGCAGCGTGATGGCTTTGAAACCAAATCCTACAAGGCACCGCTGATGAAGCCTAAGCGTGTATTGAGTGCTGAACAGCTGCAGAAGCGCCTGGCAGGCGAAAGCGTGTACAGTGGTCGCACTCCTCAACAACGCGCTGAAGAATATCGCGCTGAGGATATCAAGGAATTGACTGATATGTGCACCCGCACTGAGGAATATATGGCTGCAAAGCTGCTGATTGATGGCAGCTACACCATTAACGGTTATGCTGATGATGGCAAAACCCAAAAGATTGACACTATTTCCTTTAACTTTACTCAAAAGCAAACCTTGTCCGGTACCGATACCTGGGATAAGGATACCTCTGATGCTTACGGCAACCTGCAGGAGGCTTCCAAAACCATCCGCCGCAATGCTGGCCTGACTCCGACTATTATGATGTGCTCCGAGGCTACCAGCAACCTGCTGTTGAACAACAAGAGCATTTATGACAAGCTGCTGATTCCGTCCCGCGACAATGCGGCGCTGATGTCCTTCGCACCTAAGATTCAAAGCTCTGAGGTTATGCGCTTCGGCCTGCTGGGTGCCTTAGGCCTGGAGATGTATACCTATGAGGGTGGTTACATCAACAACGAAGGTGTATTTACTCCGTACCTGCCTGATGATTACGTTATTATCGGCGTTGCCGGTCGTGGCAAGCGCTTGTATGGCGCTGTTACCCAGATGGAGGACGATAAGCAGTTCCACACCTATGAAGGCCGTTATGTGCCTAAGGTTACCATGAACATCGAGAATGACTACTGCTCTATTGCTATGCAGAGCCGTTGCCTTGTTGTTCCTGAATCTGTGGATGACTGGTATGTTATCAAGGTTAAATAAGGAGGCAGCTTATGTATATCCTCGTTAAGAAATTCTCTCTGCGTCATAATAACGTAGTTTATGCAGCGGGCAGTGTTGTTGAGCTGCCTGACGACGTTGCTCAAAAGCTGTATGATGATGCTCCGGAAGAGTTTGAAATCATTGGCGAGCCGGAGGCAGAAATCACTACTCCGGAAGATGTTGAAATCATTAGCAAAACTGAGGTTGAAAAGCCTGCTTCTGGCAAAAAGGGTAAAAAGCAGCCTGCTTCCAAATCTATCTCTAAAGAGGCTGCGTGTGATGATGAAGACGTGCTGCCGGCGGTAGATGAAGCCGCTACTGTACAATGAAAGCGCTGAGCTTTAAAGAGCAGATAGCCGCAGATAATGCGGCTGTCTTTCTCAATGAGATGGAGTTTGCGGAACTGCATGATCTGAACGGTACGGAGTGCATGGCGATTGTGCAGGATATCTCCGTGGCGCAGTCGCTTTCTGTCCAAGTCGGCAAGGATGATTATTATCCCGGTCTTTATGGCAGTAAGCTGCAGGTGAATTGCCTGAAGGCAGATTTGCCAGAGGTGCCGGTGTATGGCATGCGGTTTTATCTTGACGATAAAATGTATGAGGTTGAAAGCGTGGGCGATGATATGGGTATATTGACAATCCAACTGGTGGCGAATGACCGATGATTAGCATTGATGCTAAAAATATTGAGTATGCACAGCAGATGTTGGGCAAAGTACCTAAAGAGATTAACCTTGCAGCCGTAAACGCTATCAATCGTACAATTACAAAGATAAAAACGCAAACTTCTAAATCCATCCGTAAAAACTATCTGGTAAGTGCTAAGAATGTTAAAGGGACGCTGAACATTAAGCGTGCATCACGCTCTAAATTGTGTGGCGTTCTTGCTTCACAAGGCAGTCCCTTGCTTTTGACAGCGTTCCGGGTACGTAACCATAAATGTGGTCCGGATAAAGTGCAAATACGAAAGCAAGGTGGCGCTAAGTTAGTACCAGGATTATTCCTTGGAGTATCTCGTAATGGTTATAAAGGTGCAATGCAGCGTAAAAAACGCAAAGCACGCTATCCTTTGCGCATTCCTTATGGTCCTAGCGTACCGCAGATGTTTGGCGCTGAAAATGTTATTGGCGAGCTTACTCCGTTGGCAGAAGCTACGCTGAATGAACGTTTTCTGCATGAGGTAGAATATCGTTTCCAAAAAATGAAGTAAGGAGCTTTTATGACTACAGTTGAATTAATGGATAATCTGTCTGATTATTTACGGTCTGTTATCGTTGATTACAGTACACAGCAGCCATCCGGCAAGCGCAGTATTAAGGTATATGCCGGCTATCCTCCGGCACGCATGAATGCTGATGAACAGGCATCGTTTATTTATGCTCTTGTTACCGCTGCGCAGGATACTGCGGATGGCGATATGAGTACAGCAACGGTAGAAATTGGCTTTAGTATTTACGATGACAGTGAATATGATGATTGGCGCAGCCTCTATAACATCATGGAGCATGTGCGCCAGCATCTTTTAAAACATCGTTTTATAGCTGACAGACATCGTCTGCTGTTTCCTGTGAAAATTGAAGTGCCGGAAGCACAGCCTGCTCCGCAGTGGCAGGGTAAAATTACTGCAATTTATACTATTGGTCAACCTTATGAGGAGGACATATATTATGGCGAAGAATAAGAAAACAGAGAAGCTGATTTATATCGGCCCTAACCTGAGCCGCGGAAGATTACTGCAGTATCAGGTATTCATTGGCGGTCTGCCTGAGCATTTAGACGCAGAATTCGATGAATTCCCTCAATTGGAGAAGCTGTTTGTTTCAGTAGAACAGCTTAACAGAGCGCTTGAGGAAGTTCAACAAACAGGTACTCCGCTGAATAAGTATTACAAACAAGCTATGGAGGTGTAAAACATGGCACATAAACATGGTGTGTATACCAGTGAGGTTCCGACTAGCGTTGTGCCTGCTGTAAACACTGCTGCCGGTCTGCCAGTTGTATTCGGTACCGCTCCGGTACATTTGGCGAGTGAGCGCGCTCAGAGCAACAAACCCATTTTGTGCTACAGTTACGCTGAGGCAGTACAACAGTTGGGCTACAGTAAAGATTGGGCTAAATACACTCTCTGCGAGGTAATGTATAGCCAATTCGCATTGTATAATCGCGGCCCGGTGGTTTTTGTAAACGTATTGGATCCCAAAACCCATAAGAAGAGTACTAGCTCCAAAAATGTTACAGTGACAAACAAAGTTGCAAAAGTAGATGCTCCGGTTCTGCTTGACACTTTGCAGATTAAAGCATCTACGGCCGGTTCTGCATTGATTGACGGCAGCGACTATGAAGCTGCTTATGATGACGATGGCGTATTGGTCATTACGTTGCTTGATGATGGCACTGCAACTGCTGCAAGTAATTTAACACTTACTTATGATGAGATTGATGCTGCAGCAGTAGATGCAGATGATATCATTGGCGGCATCAATGTGAGCGATGGTTCTGTCAAAGGTTTGGAATGTCTTAACAAAGTATTCCCGATTACCGGCCTTGTGCCCGGCATTGTATTGGCTCCCGGCTGGAGTGAAACTCCGACAGTAGCTGCCGTGATGAAAGCCAAAGCTGGCAATATCAACAGCCATTTCAAGGCGATTACGCTTAATGACGTATCGACCGACGCAGTAAAAAAATATACTGATGTCAAGGCGTGGATGAACCAGAACAGCTATAACGATACTTCTCAAGTGGTATGCTGGCCTATGGTTAAGATGGGCGATGATGTTTATCACATGTCTACCCATGTTCTTGGTGTTATCTCAACTGTTGACAGTAATAACGATGATATTCCTTACGAAAGCCCGTCTAATAAAAGCATGCAGATTAACGGCTGCTGCTTAAAAGATGGTACTGAGGTAGTATTGGGTCCAGATGAAGCTGGTTATCTCAATGGCCAGGGCGTTGTTACCGCGCTTAATTTTATCGGAGGCTGGAAATGTTGGGGCAATCGCACCGCCTGCTATCCGTCTAACACCGACCCTAAAGATGCCTTTATCTGTATTCGCAGAATGTTTAACTGGCATGCGCAGACTTTCATTCAAACTTATTGGGCGAAGGTAGATAAGCCGATTAACAAACGCCTGATTCAAACAGTTCTGGACAGTGAAAATATGCGTTTAAACGGCCTTACCGGACAAGGTGTCATTTTGGGCGGCCGTGTTGAATTTCGTGATGATGAAAATCCCGTTACCAATCTTATGGACGGCATCATTAAATTCCACACCTATCTTACACCGCCTGCCCCGGCGCGTGAAATTGAAAACGTGCTCGAATATGATCCTGCGTATTTTGAAACGCTGTTCAGTTAATTGGGAGGTGAGATAGATGGCAAATGTACCTGAGAAACTGATTAACTTTAAAGTTTACCAAGATGGTAACGATTTGGTAGGTATTGCTGATGTGCAACTTCCATCTTTAGATGCTATGACCGAAACCGTTAAAGGTGCAGGTATTGCAGGCGAGTTTGACAGCCCGGTGCTGGGGCACTTTGGCAGCATGGAAACAGTGCTGAACTGGCGCACGCTGGAGAAGCGTAACATTATGCTGGCAATGCAGACCGGCGTAAATCTCGACCTGCGTGGGGCGCAGCAGATTTATGACAGTGCTAGCGGCAAGTATAAGGTTGGCAACGTAAAATGCGTTGTGCGCGGTGTACCGAAGAAAACGGAGCTGGGCAAGCTGGATGTTGGCGCGACTACTGGTACTGCGAACACCATTGAAACAGCTTACCTAAAAGTTACCATTGATGGCGAAACTGTTCTGGAGTTGGATAAGTTCAACTACATCTGTAACATTGGTGGAGTTGATTATATGGCTGATGTTCGCGAAGCCTTAGGTATGGTGTAAAATAAAAAAGCCTCCAGTTGCATGCTGGGGGCTGAATTATAATAGTTTGGAGGAATGAAAGATGCAAGTTGTTAAATTGAATAATCCTATTATGGTTAATGGCGAAGAAGTTAAGGAAGTTAAATTAGATTTTGAAGCTATCCGCGGTAAAGATTTAATTGTAGCTGAAAAGGAAGTGCGCAAAATGGGCGACACGACTCCGTCTGTGTTTCTGTCCATGGATTTTCAGGCGTTGGTAGCGGCTAAACTGATCGGCGTACCTGTAGAGGATGTTTTGGACATGCCTTCGGCTGATTTTAAGAATTTGGTACTGCCTGTGGCAAATTTTTTGCTGGGCTAGGAGTTGAAAACTCTAAGCCCCTAAAAGAGTTAGCTGTAAGCTTGGCAATGGCAACATTTACGTCTGTCGAATTTTATTTAAACCTAGGCTTACTTGAAGCGTTGGAAATTGCGAAAATAGTAAATAAAAAGTCCGCTCAGGCGTGAGCGGATAAAAAAGCAGTTCTAATATCAATCATGGCAATCACCATTCTGTTTATCAACTCTGCGATAATATGTAGATGTTGTGCCATCTGGGTTGACTCGGGTGAATTTTTTTAATTTAGGAATGCTTTTCTTGTAATTAATATGCATTTCTATCATTGCATGTATTGCAACGACAATCATAAATAATATTCCTAATACCATACCGAAGAAATAAATCATAAAAATCACCTCTAAATATATTATATACTTCTTACGAAAGGGGTTCAAGGCTGATGAAAGAATTTACATTTGGCTTTAAATTAGCCGCAGTATTGAGCAACAGTTTTTCTACATCGTTTCAGCAGGCTCAAAGAAATATATCTAATACAAAGCAAGAATTAAAGAATTATCAAGCAGCTTGGAAGGGTGTATACAAAGCTCAAAAACAAGGTATACTTTCAGCAGAATCGGCTGCCAATGCATATGAAAGATTATTGGGCAAGTTTCAAAAACTTCCAGCATTACAAGAAAAATATGCTAAGTTGGCAACCAGTTCCATTCAATCTTGGGCACATTTTGATTTAGCTAAAATATGGATAAATTCGTTAGTTCAAATATCAGATAAAGCAATAGCCTTTGAAAGTTCTATGGCTGACGTAAAAAAGGTTGTTGATTTTAAAACTCCGCAACAGTTCAAACAAATGAGTAAAGATGTGTTGGAACTGTCAACAAGAATTCCAATGGCTGTTGATGGACTTGCTAATATAGTTGCAGCTGGTGGACAGGCAGGAATAGCTCAAGAAGACTTATTAAAGTTTGCTGAAGCTGCTGCTAAAATGGGCGTAGCCTTTGATATTACTGCTGAGCAGGCCGGTGATATGATGGCCAAATGGCGTACAGCTTTTAAAATGAATCAGGACGAGGTTATTACTCTGGCTGATAAGATTAACTATTTAGGTAATACGACAGCTGCGTCTGCTCCATTAATATCTGATGTAGTTACTCGTATTGGTCCATTAGGAAGTATTGGTGGTGTAGCATCAAGCGAAATAGCTGCTTTAGGTGCAAGTATGGTTGGCTCAGGTATCCAAAGCGAGGTTGCTGCAACTGGTATTAAGAATTTGATTTTAGCTATGGTTAGTGGAGAAAGCGCTACCAAGTCGCAAGCTGAAGCTTTTGCACAAATTGGATTAAATGCTACTGATATGGCCTCCGCTATGCAAAATGATGCTAAAGGGGCAATATTAACTGTATTAAAGGCTATCGAGCAATTAGCACCAGAAAAAAGAACGGCAGTAATGGCTGACCTGTTTGGTAAGGAAAGTCTTAGTGCAATTGGACCTTTGCTTTCAAACCTTAGTGGGCTAGAGTCTAATTTTGCTAAAGTAGGCGACAGTTCAAAGTATGCTGATAGTATGGAACAAGAGTTTTCTGCAAGAAGCCAAACTACTGCAAATAGTATGCAACTTATGAAAAATCGTATAGATAAAGCGCAAATCCAAATGACGTCAGGTTTATTACCGGTGATAGCTATGGGAAGTGAATATTTAGGTAAATTTGCGACAACTATAGGAGATGTTACTGAAAAATATCCTGGATTAACAGGAGGGATTATAGCTTTAGGCTTAGGATTGGGTGGAATGTACATTACAGTTAGCCTTGCTACTGCTGCTTTTAATACGGCTAAAGCTGCTATTGCTGGGTATGAACTAATTACTAAATCAGCGAAAAATTCTACTATTCTTTATAATATACATGCAAAAGCTATGGCGTTTTCTACCAATTTGGCTGCTGGTGCTCAATGGCTTTTGAATGCATCTCTATGGGGTTGTCCAATTCTAGTAATAGCTGGAGCTTTTGCAGCGGCAGGATATATTATTTACAAAGATTGGGATAAAATAAAACAGTTTTTTGTCAACCTTTGGGACAGTCCGACAGCTAGAACGATTATGTTTATTACAGGTCCAATCGGCTGGGCGATTGCTGCTGGAACTGCGCTTATTGCCAACTGGGACATCGTCAAGCAGTGGTTTATAACATTGTGGGACAATCCTTCTTTAGCAATACAGCAGTTTGTTAATGGTATAAAAGACAAGTTTTCTGATGCATTCTCTTGGGTACAGGAAAAATGGCAGGCCATCAGCGATTTTATCTCTAAGCCAATCTTCGGCAAGGTCAATATAACTGCACAAGGAAGCAGTGGTAGTGACGTTGCACACAACGCTTCCGGCGGCATCTATGGCAAGGGCGCCTTTCTGACAACCTTTGCTGAGGACAGTGGCGAGTCCGCTATCCCACATACTCCTAATGCGCGGAACATCGGCCTGCTGGCGGAAACAAACCGCATTATGGGCAATCCGTTGGGCGGTGGTGCCAATATTACTGCTACGTTTGCACCAAACATTACAATTCAAGGCGGTGGCGACGAAGGTAAAATCCGCGAGGTGTTGGAGTTGGAGATGGCAAAGTTTAAGAAGATGCTGCAGGACTTGCAGAACCAACAGAGGAGGGTAAGCTATGCGTAAGACTTACACAACTACTCAGGGCGACATGTGGGACTTGATTGCCAAGCGCTTGTATAATGGCGAAGCATCGCTAAACGTCCTGCTGGAAGCAAATCAGCAATACGCTGACATTGTTGTTTTTCCGGCAGGAATTGTGTTGGAAGTGCCGGAGTATACTGCACCGGTAACATCGATGCTGCCACCATGGAGACGTTAAAATGTTTAAGATGAATGCAAGGCGATGCCTGGTAATCATTAAATACAATGACAAGGATATTAGCGCAGACCTGCAGCAATATCTGAAGAATGTAAGCTACACTGATAACATGTCTGGTGAAGCAGATGATCTGCAGCTTACACTGGAGGATAAAGCTGGGCTATGGCAATCAGCATGGATGCCGGAAAAGGGTGCAACACTGGACGTTAGCGTAAAGCTGATTAACTGGCAGAGCATCGGTGAGCAGGTTGTACGTTTTGGTTTGTTTGAGATTGATGAAATCACCAGCAGCGGAATGCCTAGCGAGGTGCAAATCAAGGCGGTGAGTGTGCCGGATAATAACAACCTTCGCGGCGCAGAGCGTACACGCAGCTGGGAGAAGGCTGAGCTGAAACGCATTGCTAATGATATTGTAACGGAGGCAGGCTTGACGCTGTATTACGATGTTAAAGAGTATAATCCTGTTATAGATAGGGCAGAGCAGACGGAACAGTCTGACCTGTCCTTTTTATATAAGCTGTGTGCTGACCATGGCCTGGCTCTCAAAATCTGCGATAAGCAAGTGGTAATTTTTGACGAAGCAGATTATGAAGCGGCTGAGGCTGTGGCGCTGGTGCCGAAGCCAAAAGGCAGTTTTTCTGCCGGCAGCCTCAAGGTGTTGGATATGCTGAAGAGCTACAGCCTGCGCAGCAAGGTGCGCGATGTGTATAAGTCCTGCCACGTTAAGTACCAGGACAGCAGCACTAAGCAAAAAATTGAGGCGACATTTGCTGCTCCTGATAAAAAGATAGGCAAAACGCTGGAAGTCAATGAGCAGGTCGCCAGTATTGCGGATGCAGAGCGTCTTGCAAAGAAGAAGCTTCGGGAAAAGAACAGCGATGAGGTTACCGGTAGCTTCAGCTTTTTAGGTAATCCGGAGCTGGCAGCTGCTGTGAATATTCAGCTTAGCGGTTTTGGTGCTTTCGATGGCAAGTATATTATTACTAAGGCACAGCATGATATTAGCAGTGGCTACACAACGAGTATTGATGTGAGGAGATGTTTAGATGGATATTAACCAGATAAAAAACTTGATTCGCATTGGTACAGTATCGGCGGTCAATGGCGAATCGTGCAGCGCTCGCGTGGCGTTTGAGGATAAGGACAATATGGTGAGCGCTGAACTACCGATTATAACTATAGGCAGCAAGCAGACGAAAGCCTATTGGCTGCCTGAGGTTGGTACCCAGGTGCTGTGTATCTTCCAACCGAATGCAAGTGGCAGTGGCATCAGCAAAGGCTTTGTTATAGGAGCTTTTTACAGCACGCAGGATGCTCCGGTGGAAAATAATGCTGATGTGCGCAGTATTACGTTTGCCGATGGGAGCTTTATCAGGTACGAAAGCGGAAACATCGAGATTAATGCCACGGGGAATGTAATTATTAAAGGTGCTGACATTTTGCTGAACTGAAGGAGGTGATTACCATGCCAAAAGCAACACGCTTAGGCGATAATGACACTGGCCACGATGCCTGCGCACCTACAGCGCTTGTTACAGCAAGTACTGATGTTATCATCAACGGCAAAGGAGCTGGCCGTGTGGGCGACAGTTATGCGCCTCATGGGTGTGTAGCGCATCCGACGCATAGCGGTGTAATTGCCAGCGGAAGCGCCAGTGTTTATATCAATGGCAAGGCTGCTGGCAGAATAGGGGACAGCGTAAGCTGTGGTGGTAGTGTGGCGGCGGGGAGCAGTAATGTAATGATTGGAGGTTGATATTATGCTTGTAGGTTTCATGGCTGACATTCCATTTATAGTATCCAGCCGCTTTATCCGTACATTCGATGATTATGGTCGTGGCAGTGCAGGGCGCTGGGCTCAGCATGATATTATCGGCGATAAGCCGGTGTTTGAGTTTATCGGTCCGGATGTAGAGAAGATTAGCTTTTCTATGCAGCTGCGTGCTTATCAGGGCGTAAACCCGTCTAAGGAGCTTGAAAAACTGCGAAAGCTTCGTGATACAGGCCAATATTTTCCCTTGGTTATCGGTGGTAAGTTGATTACGGATAACATGTGGGTTATCGAAAGCCTGGATGAAAACGTTTCCTTCTGGGGCAAGTTTGGCAGCATTATGAGTGCTAAAGTAAGCGTAACGCTGAAAGAATATGCAGGAGGGCTGAAAGTATTATGATTTATGATGTTTTAGCTCAGCCAATGCAAGGTATTGATTTTGCACCAGCATCAGAAGTTGCAGAAATCCTGCAAAATCTGCGTACAATAATTACAACTACAAAATATTCTGTACCGCTCGACCGCAATTTTGGCATTGATGCTGATATGCTCGACCTGCCAATCAATGTAGCGCAGGCAAAGCTGCAGTCTGAGATGATTACGGCCATCAAAAAATATGAGCCGCGTGTGGAGATAACATCAATCAGTTTTACCGGCACGGAAGACGGCGTGCTGGCCCCGAAAGTGCAGGTGAGAATAAAAGATGACAATGAGTAAATTAGATAACCTGGCCGATATCGTGTTTGTAGATGCTGATGCCGATGAGGTTGAGAGCTATGTGATTGGCAGATACGAGGCCATTACCGGCAGGACACTGGCCAAAGGCGACCCGGTAAGGCTGTTTCTGTTGACAATCGCAGCGCTCATCGTGCTGCTGCTTAACAAAATAAATGAGACCGGCAAGCAGAACCTGCTCAGATACGCTACCGGCGACAATCTGGACCATCTAGGAGCGCTGGTAGGCGTTGAGCGCATCCCGGCAAAGGCTGCCGTGACTACCATGCGCATCAGGCTGTCTGCTAAACTGCAGACAGCAACAATCATCCCTGCCGGCACACGTTTTACGGCAGGCGATAATGTGTTTTTTGCATTAGATGCCCCGTTGGTTATTGATGCGGGTACAACCAGTGCTGACAGCAGCGCAACCTGCCTGACAAAAGGCGAGCTGGGTAACGGCTATGTGGCTGGCCAGCTCAAGACGCTGGTCGATCCGGTGCCCTATGTAGATAGCGTGGCCAACATCACTACATCCGAGGGTGGCGCTGAGGTACAGTCTGACGACAGCTATCGTGAGGATATCCGCCTTGCACCGGAAAACTTTAGCACGGCCGGCCCCGAGGGTGCTTATATCTACCATGCCAAGAGGGCATCAACAAAGATTGCTGACGTCACTGTTTGATCGCCTGAAGCAGGTAAGGTAGAGGTAAGGCCGCTGCTGGCTGGCGGGGAACTGCCTGGTGATGAGATGCTGCAGCGTGTCAAGGCTACCCTGGACGATAAAAAGGTACGGCCGCTGACTGATAATATCAGCGTGCTGGCGCCCGAAAAGGTTGACTATACGATCAGCCTGACCTACTACATCGCCAGCGACAACAAGACGCAGGCAACGGCAATCCAAAACGCCGTCAATGCGGCCGTTGACGATTACGTCCTGTGGCAAAAGTCAAAGCTGGGGCGCGACATCAATCCGTCTGAGCTTATCGTGAGGGTGATGGCTGCAGGTGCAAAACGCGTGGCCGTGACCGCCCCTGCGTTTAAGGTGACGACCGATACCCAGGTGGCCATCTGCAGCACAAAGACAGTGACGCTGGGAGGGATAGAGGATGCTTGAGCTTAAGGATAATGCCCTACAACACATCCTACCAAGCTCCATCAGCGGTGATGCGACGGTCAAGGACATCGTGCAGGCCATCTCCGGCAGGCTGGCGCAGCTGGGTGAGCAGGCTGAGCTTGTCCTGATCCTGCCGCGCCTCAAAAAGCTGCCGGAAGAAATCGTCGATGAACTTGCGTGGCAGTATCACGTGGATTTTTATGACGTGACAGCCGGCCTAACAAAAAAGCGCGAGCTTGTCCGCAAAGCTATTGCTCGCCACCGTTACAAAGGCACACCGGCTGCCGTCGAAGAAGTCTGCTCAGCGGCCTTTGACTCAGCTGAGGTGCTGGAGTGGTACGATTATGGCGGCGAGCCCTACCACTTCAGGGTGCGCATGGTGCAGGAGTCAATCCCGGACGAGGCTGTCATGGCTGAGATGGTCAAGGCGGTCAACAGCGCCAAAAACGTCAGGAGCTGGCTGGATGGCCTGACATTTTATTATCAGCCAAAAGGTACGGTATATGTCGCTGGCGCAGTCTGCCAGCATAAAAAAATATTTTTCCAGATATAAGGAGCATTCCCGTAATCAACAAATATGAGCTTTGCAAAAAAAGAGAAACCCCTTTAAACTAGTATTACACACG